TTAAAGAACTGCGAACTTGAAACGATAAAGTAACTGTTTTGGCGTTAGCAGTACCCCAACCTAAGTCGGCAATGTTGTAACCTTCAATAGCTTGTTGAATAGCAAAATAGTCTGTTGAAGTAACAGAATAAGCAGATGACGATGTAAAACCAAGATAATTAGAAAAACTTACTGGAGGAACAGAACCAGCATTTTGTTGCCAAGTTAGTTTTCCAGTTTGAGCAGCATAATATGCAAATCTATCAAGTGTATAGGTGTTAATAGAAGTTGAACTAGCACCAGCGTTTCTTTGGTCAATAACCATTGCACCATTGATTAGGCGATTCTTCATAATACTGGCATTACCAGCACCTAATACACCTTGTGGAGTGCTAGTAACTAGCGTATCTGCGTTGACTGTTCCGTAAGGCATTATGCTAACTCCTCATCTGTTGGTTTAGCTAGTGTTGGATGATTCCATTCTTTTATATAATCACCTTTGTTATCACTATCATTCTGTAAAAGGATGGTGGTTAAGAAGTCCTGTTGTGTAAGGCTAGGATATAAAGCCATGATTTTGTCGTATAAAGTCATGTTATGCACTCCTTACCAAAACACCTGAAAACTGAGAATATAAAGAACCATTATTTGTAGATTGTGATATTCCAGTTGTTTGCGTCATATACAATTCAATATAATCAGTTGAACCATTAAAATAAATAATATTGTTTATAACGCTTGATGGTCCTGCTGTGTTAGAAATTGTGTAATTATTAAAAACAGCAGAGCCATTTTTATATACTGCTAAAACTTGATAGCCTGTTGCACCTGAAGCTAAACTAACTTGTCCGTTTATTTGATAATAACCAGCTATTAAAGGTGTAAAACGATAATTGGTTGTATTGTCAAAATAAGAATTTGTATCAAATGTTTCTGCACCAAACTGTAATTTAGTTGCTGTTCCAGTTGAAATAGATTGTGCGACATTTATATAAGCACTAAACGCTGGCATATTACCGCTAACCATTACAGTTCCAGTAGAAGCTGGTAGTGTCTGTGTAAAGTTACTAGCCGTAGTAGGTTCAACTATTGATACTGAACCACCACCAGTTGATTGAAGTACGATACTCATAATGTTCCTTTATGCCTAATAAATTCTTTAGGTAATGGTTTGTTTACTGAAGCATAAAAGTCAATGCACTTTTGGTCTGCTTCTTGTTGCGTTGCAAAATAACCCAAATAAATTCTTTTGTTATTATACGAAACTCTTGCTTTAAATGTGCTTTTTTTGCCCGTGCAATTGTCAAAATGCCACCGTTTCATTGTTGTTGCACCACCGCTAGTTTTGCATTTTGGGCAAATAATTAATTTGTACTTGTGACCCAACATTCTTTGACTTAATTTTTGCTTTCGTTCTTCTGACCATACAACGCCATACGCACCTTTGCCACCCTTAGTTTTATTTACTAACTTGTATTTCATATCAATAAAGCAATCAATTAGCAATTTTTCATGGCTAAAAGCTTCTTCTTCTGTGTTCCAATTTGCTAGTATTTCAATTTGAACACCTTGATTTTCTTTAACCGCCCTTTTCCATGCATGGCTTCTATCACTAAAAGAATATGCCCTGTCAGCCATGCCTTTACCAATATAGAAGATTTCGCCTTGTGGCGTTAAATGAGCATAAGTGTAATACATTACAGAATGACCCATCTTTCGTCTGACGGAATGGAAACTGTGACACCTGAATTAATAGTGATTGGCCCGACTGATTCAGCAGATTTATTGGCAGATAAAGTGTAATTTACAGTAACTACTCTAGCGTTTTCAACGAATACTTCATCACCGCCACCACCTGTAGCACCACCGCCTAATTGACCCCATGCACCACCTTGATAGCCTTCAAACTGGTTTGTATCGGTGTTGTAACGCATTTCACCATCTACAGGTACGGCAGGTCTTTGTGCAGTAGTCCCCTTAGGGATCAACATATAACCAGTACCGCCAAAAGTAGGATTTACAAAAGCAGCAGTAAATTGAGTGAAATTAACGCTATCGCCTGTAGTTGTTCCTGCAGCTAAATTAATAAGTTTGTAGTTATTTAAGTCTAAATTGCCAGTAGCAGGGGTTTGACCATCTGAAGCCAATGAACCTGTTAAAGCGGCTGCAATGTCACCTAAAGTGCCGTTAGCCCAAGTTGACGAGATACTGGTCTGTGTGACTACAGGGTTACCTGCTGGAAGGTTGTAAACCCCCGATCCGTTTCTAGACATTATTTTTTCCCTTTTAACGCTTTTGCCATATCTTCAGGCTTGTAATTAATTGATTCTTGAATCTTTTTTTGCAATGCTTTTTGTTGGGCTTTTTCAAAACTATATTTAGTAATTGATCCTATAACAGGTATTTTACCAACAGGGCTTGCAGAAATGCGATCTAAGGCTTGAATTAATGCGCTAGAAGTATTGGAATAGTTGGCTGCGCCTTTAAGTGGTGCATTGACCAAAATAGTGGTTTCCATTAAATCTCGTATTTCTTGTGCGCCTTTTTTGCCAAACAGGTAATCTAGCTTGCCGTCTTGATCTAGTTCACGCACAACCGACTTAAACTTAGCAGGGCTTACGACTGGATTGCCAAAGCTGTCTGTATCAATGGATTGCGTAACCTTGTCTTTTAGGAACTCAATGGTCTGACCTTGTAATTCTCTAAATGCTTGCTGACCTTCAGGGCCAGCCTTTTTAAGTGCATAACCAAGATTTTTAACATCATCCAAAGAACCGTTAATAATCGACTTTTGGAATACATCTTCAAAAGCCACTAAACGGTCATCAGAGTTTGGTTTAGTCCGAATAAGGCGATCTACTGCGCCAATGTTTTCAAAGCGTTGTGAGTAGTCCTGACGCAATCTGCGGGCATTTTGGTACATTTCACCGCCTTGACCCTCAGTTATCGTATTGATAATGTCTTTCATCTCCCTGCCATAGACTGCGGCTGGAGTGTTAGGTTCAAAGTTTTTATTAATAACTTGGTAAATATCTTCAAGCGAATTAATAGATACCGTATTTGTGCTTTGAGGATCGTTTTTGGCTAGTTGCTCATTAACAACATCAAGGATTGGGGCAAGTTTTGACCGTACCGTAGGAGTTTGGTTGTTAATATAAGCGGTCAATGGCGCATAGTCTACTGGGGCTTCTGTTTCACCCTGCAATTTTGCTGCGGTGTAAGCCTTGTTAATTTCATCTTTAGCTTGGTTAGCCTGTTTAATTAAAGTGTCTGTTACTGCCTTACCAGTAGCCCTTAGTCCAAATTGTTCTTTGCCAGTAGCATCAACATACGCATCAAAGTTTTGCAAAATAGCGTCATTTCGCTTTGCTTGGGCTTCGGTTAATTGTTTGCCCAGTTCAGGCGAAATTTTAGGTGTTTCTATCTCAAATTGTTGTTGCCCTAAATCTCTTTCGGCTTGACCTTTACTTAACTGTACTGGTACACGCAACTGCTGTGCCATTTGGGTGCGAGTAACGGCTTCAGGTGTTTGCGCTGCACCAACTCCCGACATAGTGGGTTGTGGCTCTTTGCGTAAGGCTTGTGCCATTCTGTTTGTAGTCTGCGTTATAGGCTGCACTACAGATTGTGCTTGATCTGCACCTGCACCAGCCATCCGAGCGTAACTTGGAATCATGCCAGCACTAGGAATAATAGGGGGCAGTTTACTGGCTTCAAACGCACTACCAATGCTTTGCAATATATCTTGGCTTACAGGGCTAGTAGGCTGATAGGTAAAGCGCTGTGATAACTCAGGGCGATCTAAACGCTTATTTGTGCCTTGCTGAATGTTTTCAATAGCACCTGCGCCAATACCAATAAATGGTGCAGCAGCACCAGTAATCATGGTTGCAGGCACTTCATACAATGCTTTTACCCGATCTATCATGGTGCGGGGTGGTTCTTGCACTACAGGTGGATTTGGTACTTCACCTGCTACCGTAGGAACATCGCTGGTAATGATATTGCCCCCACGATTAACACCTAAATACGCATCAGGGTCAAATCTGCCTGAAGTTTGTGGGGATTGTTGTGCAAGATAACGGTCAGGGTTAAACGCCATATTATCTTCCTAAACGCTGTCTAATTTGTGCAGAACGGGGATCATTGGGGTTTGAACTAGCCCAATTTAACGCCTCTTTATCTTGTGGTGACAATTGAGCATCAACAATTTGGTTAATTTGCCGTACACCACTTGGGCCAGCCTGCGCTTTAAGAGCGTCAATAGCCAATTTACGAGCATCTTGCTTTTGTTTAATAACTTTGTCAGTATCACCTACTTGTGGGAAATACTTTCTTTCTTCGTTTTTGTATTCATCTACGCCAATTGCTGCACCTGATTCTTTACGCAATACAGCGCTTACAAAGTTTCTACGAGCTTGCTCTACTTGTTGTTGTTCCCCACTTGGGCCACCTAAAACAGAAGGCAATGGGTTAAGTGCAGAACGAACACCTTGCTCTAATTGTTCTCCAACAAAAGGTGTCATTCCAGCTACACCACCTATGGCAGTACGAATTGCACCAGTATTTGTAACGCCTTGTTTTTCTAATTCAGTAGCAATGCGGTTTGCTTCAATAGCCCTTGATCCAAAAGCTACTGAATTACCTTGTGCTTCAGTAAGTGGTTTACCACCACCAGTTAAAGGTTGCCCATTTGCGCCAATTACAGGCTTGGCTTGGCCTGTACGGGTATCTACTAAGAAAGTGCCATCATCACGCTCTACCACTTGACCAGCAATAGGCTTGTCAGGGGCTTGGAATATTACTTTGCCAGTTTCAGGGTTTATTAAATAGTTGCCAACTGATACAGGTGAACGAGGCTTTTGACTGCCTGCTGCAACTTCTTTGACAGTACCATCGGGCATAGTCATAAATCGTTTTGCACCTTCATTTAAAGTAAACGCTTCAGGATCAGCCATCATCTTGGTAAACGCTAAGTCACGCAAACGCTGTGGCGATCTTGGGTCTTGGTACAAGTTAGCGTATGCTGCCTGTGGGTTTGGTGTTACTGCGGCTCTAGATTCTTGTAATGGAATATTGCCACCAGTAGGCATTGGCCCAGCCTGTGCAGCAAACATTTCTGCTGGTGTGCCTTGCTTGGTTTTCATAAAATCAGCAATGGCTTGGGTTTCACCAGTACGCAATTTTTCGGCTAATGCTTGATTTTGTTTTTCTGCTTTATCGGAAAAATAAGCACCTGTAGCCATATTTGCAAGTTGTGCAAGGTTTTGGGTAATAGATGGGGCTACATAGCGACCACTAATCATCTGACCTTCAGGCATAGGGGAAGCTGTAAGCATCTGCGCTAAACGCTGTGAACGGGCTAAATCCTGTGCATCAGTAGTATATGCAGCAGGAACGCTTGTAGGCTGGATTGCTTGTCCGCCAGCTTGTCCAGTTGTAAATATTGCCATGATTACATTTCTCCGTTGCCGTTACCCATAGGGATTTGACCTTGACCACCAAATCCATAAACATTGCTTGGATCATTTGTTTTCATGGCAGTTTGAGCATTGAGGTAAGGGTTGCCTTTATTTTGAGCATACGGGTCGTTCATCGTACGCAATGCCATTCCTAGCTTTATTGGGTCAATACCACTCATAGGGTTCTTATTAATCCCCAAAGCCTGAGATGCAAGCTGTGAACCTTGTGTATTCATGGCATCTTGGGCTTTTTGACGGCCTGAAGTGTCCATCACTTGTGATTGACCATAGATGTCTTGTTGCATTGCTTGTGGGGCAAATTGGGATAAGTAGGGATTCATAGGAAACCTTTATAAATATTTGATTCTGCTGTTATTACATTATCGATTTTTTTTACGATTTCGACAATAGATTCGTACTTGCTAGGGTAGTTCTTTTTGATGTATTTAAAGCGTTCAGAACTTTCAGCCATATAAGCGGTACAGTTCCAGCAATCTAGGCTTGAATGAGCCATAGATAGCCTTTCGTCAATAACTACATCTTTGCTACGCAGATAATCAATTACTTCGTTATCTGTCCAGCTTTCGATCGGCAAGTGATATTCGATCCCATTCTCAATATGACCTGACTTAATTGGCGCACGATGTGCTTCTGAGTTACGCTGACCCCTAATTATCCCTGTAACGCCAATCCTACGCATTTCGGCATCGCAAGGAATCCAAAAGTTTTCAGAACAACACTCAAAGTAGCTACGCACTTTAAAGTCTTTAATACTAGTTACTGATTGTCCAAGTAGGGTGTAATTTACGGGAACTACATCTACTGGATAACCCTTGGATTTAATGGATTCAGGCTGATTTGTTTTAATTTCAAGGAAATTTGGTACATCTACCTTAACTTTTTCCATTAACGCTTCAATTTCAGGAAAATTAGCTCCTGTATTGACCCAAACAACCAAAACTTTGTCTAAATGCTGTTCTAACAAATGCAAGCAAGCAAGGGAATCTTTACCGCCTGAAAACATCAAAGCGACCTTTTCGTGGCGATTAAAGAAGTCTTGCATTAGAACGCCATTGCCGCAGTACCAGCCAAACTCATTAAACCGCTTGTCATACCTGATTGACCTGCTTGTGCTGCATTAGCAGAAGCGGTGTCGTAGTTACCTTGTGCGGTTGCTGCTCCAAGCATATCTGCACCCCGTGTAGTAGCTTGCTGTGGAACGCTTACATAGCTAGGGTTTGTGACCTGTGCGCCTGTTCTGACAGCATTAAGCGTGTTTAATGGTTCATTACGCTGATAAGCTGCTTCGTTAAATCCTTGTTGACGGGCTTGTAAGCCAGTACCAAAGCCTTGTGTAGTAGCACCTAAACGCAGATCATTCTCTTTTTGACCCTGTACACGCATAGCTTCTTCGTATGCTTTTGAACCTAAGGTAATACCTTGGTTTGCAAGTCTTTGTGCTGTTTGCTCACGCCCTTGTTGGATCTGTGGGTCTAGGCGAGCCATGTAAGCATCTTGATAGGACTGCCCTGCGTCAAACCCTAAAGACGGAAGATTTTGGGTTGTAAACGGGTTGTCAAGCATATTCTCGACATAACCTAAACCTTTACCAGTTAATTCACCAAGACCTTCGCTAGTCTGATTTTGATAGTCTAATAGACGTTGTTGCGATGGGGATAGGGACTGAGTAGCTGTAAATGTAGGATTCCCAAATTGATCTAAATCAGGATTTTGGGAATAAGTCAACGCACCATAAGGCGTAACTTGATTTACACGATTAGCGGCTGCGGCTGCACGAGCAGCATCTAAGTCACCTGCGGCAGTTTCTTTTGCAGCAGCTCTGTAATCAGGTGGTGGGGGTGCTGATCCGCC